CAGTGGCGGCATTTCGGCGACCCGTTCGGCCAAATCCGAAAGCTCAATCTCGACGTCGCGATGTTCGCGGATCTGCACGAGGCGCTGGTGCCCGTGCTTATGATAAACTGTGCCTGGGACCCGGATCGGCTGGTGCGCTGAGCGAAAATGGGTATCGCCACCAACCTTCACGGCGATGTCGCCCCGCAAACGGCATAGGATGGCGAGGTCCTCGCCCTCCACCGGCTCTGTCAGTTTCCACCACACATGAAGCTTGGCCGCCCCTTCAGGCGTGCGGCCGCCACTTTCAATCACGAGGGTGGGCGTTCCGAGGTGGCGGGTAACATGCTCGAGCTTGGCGGGAATGTCGCCAGCATCGAGGTCAACAATAATGGCCTGCATCTGCAGAACATCTGCGGCACGGGCCTGTCCCTGCTCAGCAACTGTGCCCGGGATAACATAGACAGCCGCGCCCTCGCGGTTTGCCCAGGCAGCGAAGGTTGCGAGTTTTTCGGGCGCGGTGTCGTCGGCAGAGATCCAGATGTTATGCGGCTTGCCATCCCGGCCTTGCCCTTTGTCGACGAAGCCGCGGAGCGGGATCAGCCCCTCGCACCAGCTAAACACCGTGTCGAGGAAGATGGCGATCTGCTCTGGGTCGGGATCGCAGCCAAAGGGGTTATCAGACGGTGGGCCGTCGTTGAAGTCCATCCAAGGGTTGAAATGCAGGATGCTGTCGTCGCTCATGCGGGCAACCCCCAGCAGCGCTCAGACCACGGGCAGAAGCGGCACTCGAAGAAGTCGGACGTGGTCGCGATGCGAGGCAGTAACTCGCCCGCATCAGTCGCCTGCAGGATCCGCACGCCCCTGTCGGACATGCGCTGCGCGAGATCGGCGTCGAAGAGCACCAGCTCGTGGTGAAGTTCGGCCGTGTCCTTGTTGATCGCCGTAAAGAGTGCAGGCGCGGCGCTGATGCCGGGCACGCTCGTTTCCATGTAAGCTTGGTAGACCGCGATCTGGGCAGCGTAGACCGGTTTCGACTTGGTCACGCCGTCCTTGACGCAGGCACGCCAGTTTTTCGCGTTCATGGTTTTGCATTCCCAGAGCGCGGGGACGGCGAGACCAAAGCCTTCGGGCCCGGCGGCAATGATGCCATCGACATGGCCCCGAATGCGTCCGCCCGCGACCGAGAAGCCGAACTGACCACCATCGGGGCGATTACCCTTGCGGGTGAAGAGATCAAACCCTGCCTGCCTCAGCCACACGACAGCGAGGTCTTCAAGGACATGCCCGATGGCAAAGATGCGCAGCGACTGGCCACTGAAGTCCTTGCCATCGTCCTTGGGTGTTGCCGTGAGTTCGAACTGCAGTGCGCGTTCGCAGGCATGACCGAGGCGGGACCCCCCAAGATAATCGCGGGGCGTCCGCGTGGCCTGATCGGCGGTGAGTGCGCCGTCCACAGCTTCATTGATACAGTCGGCAAAGCTGGGCTTGTTGTTGAAGTCCAAGGTCAAAATGGCACCTCCAGCGCGTTCGCCTTTGCGATGTCGGACATGGCTTCCCGGAAACCTTCGACGGCTTCCTCGATTAGAGAGCGCACCTGCGCCTCGGAGAGATCGGCCAGCGATGTGCCCCAGCCGATCTCGTCCATCAGCACCGCCACGCGCTTCATGGTGGCTGTGACCGCGGCGCATTCTTCGTCGGTGAGATCAACCATGGTGAAACGCTCCCTGGCCAATCGCGTCCAATGGGACTGACAGGGCATCGAGCAGAACCAGACCGATGGCCGGGGCCGTCTCGAACGAACCGGGTCGAACCAGCCAAAACCACGGGTGGGTTGCCTGCAGACAGCACACAGCGCCCCACGCGGGTGCCAGAGTTTGCGCCGCTCCGCGGCGCTGATAGTGTCGGCGACCGTCATGGATCATGCCGCCCTCCGGTCCGGGGCTGCCGCGCTGTTGATCAGCTGGCTGATGCCCTGCTTGTTGAAACCGAAGGTCATAAGCGCCGAGGCGCGATAGCGCGTCAGGCCAAAGTCATGTCGGCATTCAGGTGGCAGGTATTTCAGCTGCTTTTCAGTCGGGGGCTGCCCCAGCCAGCCGCTCGTCTTGAAGGCGCTCTCATCGGTTTCGTGGGTGTTCAGCCAGTCATCAGCCTGAGCAAGGCACACACTGCGCTCGCCGATGCCAAGAAGATGCGGACGCACGCCCTTGGCCCCACCGATCGCGTACCAGACGCCATTCTTCCAGAAGATGCCGCTCCAGCCATTGAAGCCTGCCGCCATCAATGCGTCGTCGGTTCCAAAGAGATCGACCCAAGCGAAGCTCGAGCGCTCCAAGAGGTCAATTTCGGTCATCATGAAGCCTGACAAAGGCGCAGCAGCGTTGCCTTCGCCGGCCCCCTCCTCCTCACGTGGGAAGGCCTCACCGCAGAGCGGGCATTCCGTGGAAGCGAGAGGAATGTCCGCCTCACAACAGGGGCAGGTCTTGGTGGGCGCGTCGCCACCCTCTGTCCTGCCCTCGAGGTCGACGTCCTGTTCCAGTGTGCCGTGGATCAGGCTCGAGGTCCCGAAATCCAGCACAATGCAGTCGGTCTTTACGATGCCTGGGTGTTCCCCTGGGTCAACCGTGCGCAGTCCCCGGCCGACCATCTGGATCATCGTGGACTTGTAGGAACTGGGGCGCAGCAGCACGACGCAGGAGGTGGGCGGGTGATCCCAGCCTTCGGTCAGCACGGCCACATTGACGATGACGCAGATGCTGCCCTCGGCGTAGTCGGCGAGGATCGCCTTGCGTGTCTCGGCCGCCAGGTCGCCGTGAATCAGCGCAGCGGAAACGCCCGCCGCCCGGAATGCATCGGTAACGTGCTCGGCATGCGCGACGGTGGAGCAGAACACCACCGTCTGCCGATCGCCGGCCTTCTCCTTCCAATGGCGGATCACTTCCTCAGTAACGGGGGCGCGGTCCATAATGCCCGCCACTTCAGCCATATCGAAATCCGACATCGACTTGCGAACAGACCGCAACTCATTCTGCACGCCGACGTCGATGACGAAGGTGCGCGGTGGCACGAGGTGGCCCGAGGCGATTAGCTCGCCCAGCCGCACCTGGTCGGCAACGTTATCGAAGACCTCCCGCAGTCCCTTCCTGTCGCCCCGGTTAGGTGTCGCTGTCACCCCGAAGATGCGGGCATCGGGGTTGGCTACGCGGACACGGTCGATGATGCGGCGATAGCTATCGGCAACAGCGTGATGGGCTTCGTCGATGACGAGCAGATCGAGGCGCGGCATGTCGGCGAGGTTCGAGGCGCGCGCCAGGGTGGGAACCATCGCGAAGGCGACCTGTCCGCCCCAAGATTTCTCGGTAGCATCAATCACCGATGTGCCGACACCCGGCACCACGCGCTGGAACTTGGCGCGGTTCTGCGCCGTCAGCTCGTCACGATGAGCCAGCACGCAAGCCTTTGCGCCGTCGCAGATCATCTCACCGGTGACTGCCGAGAGCATGACCGTCTTGCCGGCGCCGGTGGGCGCGACACCCAGAGTGTTGCCGCGGGAGGCGAGCGCCGCGAGGCTGCGCTCAACGAAGGTCTTCTGGCGGGGACGCAAACGCATGGCCAATCCCCCTTACTTCGCCCAGCTCGGCCGGCCGGGATTACCGGGCGCGGACGCGGGCTGCATGGTTTGGGGGGCGGCTGCGAACTGCTGGGGCGCATAGCCCTGCGACAAGGCCACAGGCGTTTGCGGCGTGACCGCACCCATCACCGCGGCATAGTCGCGGTGATCCGGCGTCACGGCGGCGCGGATCTCGTTCTTGTCATCGCCATTTGTGTCTTGGCCAATGTCAATGCGCGCGACAAACTCAAGTCCATCAAGATCGCCAAAGCCGTTGATCCGGCGGCGGAGCTGAGCCTCGGGAGAGTTGTCCTTGTCAGACACGCCGCGGGCTGAGTTCAGCATGCCCCGGACCAAGCCACGCCCCATATTGCCCCACTCCGGGCCCTTCGGGCTGTAGAGCCCGATCAGCGACCAGATTTTGCGACGGGCATAAGGGCCCTCAAGAACTGTGTATTCGGCATCAAGATAGACGGCGCCGGTCGTGGCGCGACGCGCCCAGCCTCCAGTCCAACCCTGCGAGGCATCGTCAAAGCCGCCAGGACGCAGGGTCAGGCGAACCTTGGCAATCGTGCCTTTTGGGATGACGTTGGTGTTCGATTGCGCGGAGTTGAAGTCGTTCCATGGTCCGGTCATTGCGCGGCTCCGTGTGTGTTGATGGGGGACGCTCAGGGGCGTCGAATGGGAAAAGCCAACCCGGAGCCCCGATCGGGACACCGGGTGCCGGCGCAGACTTTTCAGCCGCGGTCAGGCTCGTTCGAGGGATCGGCCGGGGTCACCGCAGGCCATGCGAGCCGCGCAGAGGCCGGCACGGACGGGCGCTGGATTTTTTCCATCAGGCGGCCGAGATGCGGGGGTTCGACCAACTCAAGGCGACCCGAACGGTCCTTTGCAGGGAAGCCCCACGGGTTCAGCGTCTGGCAGACAAAAGCCCGCTGCGGCTTTCCGTCCGCATCGGGAATGTCGGCCATGGTGACAACCTGATCGACGATGCCAGGCAGCTCGAGGCCGGTCTTGCTGCCGTCGATCTGCGGCTGGAAGACCTTGCGATTGAAGTCGTCGAGCTTTTCGTCGAGGATTCCTACGAACCAGACATGTTTGCCGCGCGTGTGCTGCAGATGCGTTAGCCAGGCGATCATTTCGCGGCCATGGAGCCCATAGGCACCGCGAATGTCTGGCTTGCCAGTCTTGTCCGAGAAGGCTTCCGGTTGCCCGCGGCACCATTGAAAGCAAAGCCGTCCTGCCACGGTGATCGAGTCAATAAAGACGGTCTGATACTTTTCGGTCACCGCGGGGTCACCATACCGGCCGCAGACCTCATCGAAATGCGCCTGGCTGTAAGGCTGATCCTCGCGCAATGCCGGGTTCGGGCCGCCGATGAACACCGCGAAATCGCGGCACTCCTTCCATGTGCGCGGCCGGAGCGTGTCAATCTCCAGGCCTTCAACGGCAAGGTCGCCCGCTTCGAGGTCCATAAACAGCGTGCTCGGGGTATCTAGCGTCCAGAGCAGGCTCGTCTTGCCGATGCCAGATCGGCCGAAGATAACGCCCTTGATGCCTTTGCGCTGCGCGAGTCGTTCATCGGCGCTGATAATGGGGAGGCTCAATTGCGCACTCCTTTGTTCAGCACTTCGTCTGTTGCCGGGTCCGAGCCCGGGCATACGGCTTCGCTGACGTAAATCGCCAGAAGAGGCGTCCCGTCGGCATGGGTGCCGGCATCCTCAATCTGGTAGTTTCGGTTGGGCTCGCAGACCTCGGTCAATTCCCAGCGGCGGTAGAGCCCCGGGAGGCGGCGATAATTCGCGAGCGATAGATCGGCAGTTATGTTCATGCGTGTCCACTTTCGGTTGGAGGGACGGCGCTCCAGGCGCTCAAAGGGGAAAAGCCGACGGCGGAGCCAGATCGGGACATGCGCTCAGGGGATGTCTGCGAGGGCGTCGCGCAGTTTGCGAAGGGCACGTTGGTAGCGTTTGCGAGCAGCGGCCTCGGTCAGGCCCAGCTCAACACCAGCTTCGACTTGCGAGTAGCCCTCGATGGCAACGC